CTTGTAATCTTAGACCTCTTTCAGCAGTATCATCCACATCAGCATGAATTGCTATAATTCTATCAAGCTCGGTATTCAAAGAAGAAATATTAAAAGCACCTTGAGTTGGAAAGTCAGTAGTTCTTTCAAGTGCTATTGCTCTAACAATCACAACTGTAGATCCACCACTTGCACCTGTAACAGACATAGTTATCGATCCAGTAGATCCATTACCTCCTGATACTGTGTAATCCGATGTTATTGTTTTGAGTGTATTATCAACAAAAACTCTTAGATCTGCATCTGCAAAAAATTCAAAATTTACTGTAAAGGATGTTTGTGTTTGTCCTTCTGCAACAGTATAAGAAACTCTTGGTGTATTATTCGATACTGTTATTGTCATTGATTAACCCCCATATCTATTTGCACCGAGTCCATCAGAAATTGATCTTGTCATGTCATTTACCAAGTCTTTTAGAAACCATAACCTCATATAAGGTAAATTGCTAATAAAATCTTTAGAACCCTCGCCGTAGTCACCCATAACAAATGATCCAGCACTTCTTACCAAATCAGTTCCAATACCTACTCCAGCACCCATAGGCATCGTTACAGCGTCAATATAATCTTTCTCTTGTCTATACTTTGGACTAATAACACCCATTCCAATATCTGGTCCACCCAATGCAAGTGATGTATGTAATGAAGTATAAAATATATCACTATAGATTGCCGCTAATCCTGACATATCAAAAGATCGAGCAATCTTATCTTCAAGTGACATATTCTCTAATACATAAGGATTATTCATATACTTTAACTGCATACCCATATACGCTAATCCCATCATAGTAACCACACCAGTAAGTCTATTTGTAACTGCTCCTTGTGCATACAAACCAGTAATCTTGTTTGCCGCCGCAAACGCATAAGAATAAAACTGAAATGGTAATGCCATCAATGGTTGTTCTATTCGAGCATACCCTAACACTCGAGGATCTTCTTTCATACCAGCCATTCTTGCAATACGCATTGGGATATAGAATACACCATCAGTTGCTAATGGTTTGTCTGCTGGTGTTCCCATCAATACATTATTACTAACAGACATATTTAATGCTCTACGAAATACCATTAAAGCTTCTTCATTTGTCCAAGTGCTAGAGTTTGCATACCAAAAGCCTTTCTCACTTTTCTGCATACCAGCTCCCTCTTCCATAAATCTTGGAGAGCCATCAAGACTATAAGCATTTTTATATCTTTTTAATGCTTTTTCAGAAGGTAAATAATAAGGATTTTGTCTATTTATATCAGCTATATCAACATTATCATCAATATATCCTTGCAACTGTTCCATTTCAACTCGAGAAGTTCTTGGTGTACCTAAAGATCTTGATGAAAATTGATTGCTAAAATAATCACTTCTTTCTAAAAAATCTTGGAATCTTAAATCATCAGGCTCAGTATTTAATGCTAATTGTTTACCTCTTTCACCAAGTTCTTCCAATGCTCTTGCATCATCAGGTGATAAAGTATTTCTATCTCGATTGATAATTCTATTAAAATATCTGTGCATTGTTTCTGCTTTAACAAACTTTGCATCTTCATAAGCAACTCTATCAGTAATCTTAATATTTTCTTCCCTCTGAGAATCTATCAACTTTGCTTCTCGTTCCCCAATGCCATGACGTACAAGAAAATCTCTTTGCTTTTGTGTAATAGAACCATCAGCCCACTTTGTAGAATACTCAATAATATTGTGACTATTAGCCATACTAGAAAACTGTTTGAATGTTCTGGTAAATGGACCAAGTAAATTTAACTGAAAAAATACATGGCGTCCTTTTCTTCTTAATCTTTCAAAATTTGAATTAGCAAATGGGTTTGCAGTTTCTTCTGCAACTATTCTCATATGAACATCAGCCAGTATTGTTTCTAATCCTTCACCAGCTTGCTGTGCTTCCATAGCGTTCATTCGCACTCTATTATCATTCAAAACACTAAACAACTGACGGAACAATGGGCCCATCTCACTTTGCATTATTGTTACTGCCGCATCAGGTAATGCCGCAAAACCAGCACTTCCAAGATAATTTAATGTTGCAAGATCTTTGAGAGTATTAGCAACTTTCATACTTAACGTATCAGGATTCTGTATTGCTGTTGCCGCCACTCGATCATAAGACGCAATAAAATCTCTACGCAATCTATTTACTTCTTTTATAGATCTGCCAGCATCTAACTCTTTATCTATTATCTTACCAATAACAATCTCAGGATCATGATATCCAAATGTTTCATAGAACTCATGCCTTGCCGCTGTTCTTCGAGTATAAGTTTGCATAACCTGAATAGGATTTGTCATTATAAAATCAGCAACATCTCCATTTGGTATATCAAGTTGTCGATGTTTGAGGTGAGAAGATACACCAGAACCATAAGATAAAATGTTTTGTCCTAATGGATCACTCTCATTTACAATAGCATCTATTGCGTTCTGTACTCTTGTTTCAATATCAGCTTCTCGAGTAGATAAACGAGTTGTGGTATATACCATCTCATCTCGATCATAGACAACAGATTCTGGATTGTTGCGAAAATGTCTTCTAAGTTTTTCTGCAAGAGCTTCTCTATTTTGTTTTACATATTCAACGTTCCATATTCTTGGAAAAAAACTATCTCTCATTCTTCTATTACCAAGAAACCCTCTATCAATAGAATCAAGATTAATACGAGCTTGTTTTCTATTTTGTTTTATTTTGTAAACCAGTTTTTTGAGTGTAACGACTTTCTCACTTCTTGGATCATATCCAGCCTGATTCATCATACGTCTTAGTTTTCCATTGTATGTTCTATAATCAGCATCAAGTTTACGCACTTCATCTTGTAATGAAAGTTTATCAGGTAACTCACCTGACTTTCTTAATCGCTGTTCCCACTTCTTAAAAAATCTATTCCAAGTATCAACAAGTCTTTGTTCATATTGTGTAAGATTCTCAGGATCTGTTTGTGATTTCTTCCAAGTATCTTCAAGCCATTGGTCATATCGTTTTTTACCAAAATGCCAATCCATCTTTGTTTCTAGAGGAACACCTTGACCGGTATACTCACCCCAAATTTTTAGATTTTCTTTATGAACTTGCAACCATTCACCTTGATATGTTGCCGCTTTTGTATGAATAGATTGTCTACCACCTTGTCCATACTTCATACCGACAAGAAAATGACCTCCGTCACCAATTAGGTTTAACATTGCTTCTTTTGTTTCGGCTGAAAACTTACTTTGTAATGTTCTTTTTAATGGTGTGGTTATAAACCTCCAAGCAAAAGAATCGGTAAACCAATTTTTCACAAGGTCATTTCTTGTTCTTTCCAATCCAGCAGTTGTTTCTAGTTGTCGGATTGCTTGTTCTGATCGAGCTTCATTTGCAATACCATCAAGAAGCTCACTTTGTCTTTGTGCAGATAAATCATTAAACTGTTGTCTACTATATGCAAACTGTGGATCAACAGCACCAGTTATATTTTCGAGTGTTTCACCATCAAGTTGTCGTGCATCTACCAAACTTGCAATTTGTTCATCATTCAATCTATCCATAGGAGTTGAGAGTGTTTCAAAATTTCTCATTTCTCTTTGTCCTAAAAACTGCATATGTTCTGCGTTTACTTGTCGTGTAGCATTAAAGAACGCTTCATTCTCTTGAGCTGTTCTTGTCATTGCATTTATTCTTTGTGTGATAGGAACTGCCATCAATCCACCAAGAGCATTACCTACAATAAATGCACCACCAACATTCATGGCTGATTCACCCATAGTTGTTACTGGATCAAACATCTGTCTTGGAACTTCAAGTCCAGCTTGTAGTGCCGCTACACCAGTACCAACCCTAAGACCAGAACGAAGAATACCATAAGTTGGACCGCCAAAAGGTAAAGCAACAAAATTAATAGGATCAAACAAACCAGCAGTAAATTGATTGAATAATGACGCATTAGCTAACTTTGACCTCACTTCTCTCATACCATCAATCTGAGCAATCAAATCATTCATATGATCTTGATTCTTTGCATGAATCAAATCATCTTTAAACTCCATATACTCATCAGGTATATTCTCCATAGGAATATAATCACCTTGCTCTGTATCATTATATGTTTGTCTGTTATAATAAGCATTAATCATTGGCTGATAGTTGTATTGTAGAGTTGCCGCCAATGTATCTGTCCAACTTGTAGACGTTGGAATGTCGCTATATAGTTTCTGATTGTATTGAGGTGCAGAAGAAGAAAGTATCGTGTTCTTAGTATAAATCATTAATTATACCTACGCATCTGATCTGATCGTGAGAATTCTAAAAAGTCACTTACTTTTATTTCAGGATAAATTATTTCTTTACCTTTTTCTTTTGAAGCATCAAAGAATAATGCTGGTACTAATTCACCAAGATCATTTATATAATGTGGTCTAAATATCGTTGTAGCTAAATCAGGCTCACCAGTTGGCATCATTGATGTATAAGGATCAGGAACTAACCATACTTTTGTATGTTTATCTCCAGCTTTCATTGGTTTAAATCCACCAAAAACACTATGCAGTAAACCTTTGCTTTGTGTAAAACCACCTCTATCGCCCTCAGTAAGGGCAAAAATATTGTCGGTTTGATCTCGTATTAGAGTATCAGCCCAAAGTGTAAAAGCATCTGCTTTATCGCCAAATAGTCTTTGTGGTGAATAAGGTGTTCTTATATCTTTTGGATTGTTAGTTGATATTACACCATTTATATCAAGTACAATATCATTGCTTGGACCAAAAGAAGTTTCCTTTATATTCTCAACCCAATCTTCAAATGATGCTGATTTGTTATTAAAATTAATTACCGCCCATTCATCAATAGAATCTTTGAGCATATTATAAAGAGGAGTATTTGGTCCTCCAGCAATCTTAGATAATATTCTGCGACCATGTGTATAAGGATCTTGATTTGGTTGTAAATCAAATTTACTTCTCAAATCATTTGCAACATCTTCTTTTCTACTAGAATCATTACGCAACTCAACGGCTTTAGCAAACAATGCTGGCAGAGCATCAGTTCCAAATGCTTGAGATGATCGCATAAACTCAGCAAAGAAGTTTGCTTGACCATCAAGACCATGACCTCTTTTAAATAAATTAAGTCGAGTTGTTGTAGTACTTAAAGCACCAGTATCAGGTGCAAGAATCTTTCTACCATTTGGTAATGTTTTTTCAATCATTTGATCTGCAACAATGTTTCTTTGATCTATTGGTCTAAGAATATTTGCCCTTATAAAGTTCAACATATATCGACCTTCACTAGCAGATATAGAACCATTCTCCATACCTTGCATAAACATAACTGCTGATTGTGGTAGAATGTTTTTATTCACTAAATTTGCGTTCATATCTTCATAAAATTTATAAAACTCACCTCCAGGTGTCATAAACCTAGCATCTCTCAATGCACCCATTACACCAATCTGAGCAAGTTCAGCACCATAAACTGGATCACCCAATAATGAATCTTCTAAAATTTGTCTGTCATCTTTTGATGTAGTTGGAAAACCACGAGCCATACCCTCTTTAAAATTAGCTATCTTTCTAAGTTTTGCTTCAGATGTTTTTGATGGTGTTTCAATAAAACCTTGTCGTTCTGCAATCTCTTTATTTATTTCAGCTCGTAATGAATTTGTTAATCGTACTCTATTATCTCCACCCCAGTTCTCATACATTGATGCTCGAGGATCAGTAGACTCAGTAAACTTACCAAACTGTTGTAATGCTTTTCTTTCTGTTTGAGAAAGATTGATACCTCTTTCTGTAAAAGGTGCCATATTTACTGTACCATCTGGCAAATTAGTCATGTTTATAAATTCACCAACAGCTTCTAATTTTATCTTATCCCTACCAAAAACAGATACAATCTGATCCCCAACATGATTTCTAAAAACATCTGTTAGTTCATTCTTTATATTAGTTGCTTCAGTAGGATTAAGTATTGCTCTTGGTGTTACTGATCCAGCAATCTCTTGTAATGTTGTGGCTTCATCTATTTTATTTATTTCATCTAAATAAAAATCTACTGCACTTCTAAGATCCATTGGTGCTATATTTGAAACAAACTGATTGTAAGCATTGCCCTCAATAGTAGGATCATAATTATCTATTATTTGTTCTTTATCTAAAATAAGTTGAGCAAGTTGTTGATCTTGTAAATCTTGTTCTGCTTGAAGATCAAACGCATCTTGAGATCTACGAACTCTATTATTATCTTCTTGTAGTCCTATTAACTTTGTTCTTAATGCACTTTGCTGACCACCTTTTACAACATACTTATATAATAGTTTGGTTTCTTCTTTTGAAGCATTGAACTCTTCAGGAAAATCAAATCTACCAGCTAGAACAGAATCTATAAACTTTGCACCATTCAAACCTTGTGGATCTGTGCGTGTCGTTCTCTCAAAAATGTGCATGATTCTATTAACTGCAAATTCTGCTTGCAAAGCTTCAGTAACTTGTTTTGTTGTTTGTCGAAAGTTTCCCATCTTTCGCATACTTGAAATAGATTCACCATTTGAATTTACATATTCGGCAATCATAGCAAGAGTTTGTTTAGAATCGGTACCACCACCGATACCAATAGAAGCTATATCTTTTGAGAAATCATTAAGTGAATTTGATAAATCAAGACCAGCTAATCGTCTTTGATTCTTAATAGCATTTTCAAGAATAACTGCTTGTGTTCTACCAATCCATTCTGTTGCACCAATCTCAATAAGATTTGCATATTTACCACTATAAGGTTTCTTCATCTCAGAAACAAAGCGTGACATTTCCTCTTTGTACTTCGTTGGACTAAATGGATATTTAGATGCAAACTCAGCAGACTTTTCTTTATATTCGTTTGTTGCTAATCGAGTAAATCTTTCATCAATACCTTTCTTTATTAGGTCTTGTGCATACGTTCCATATCCTTTTGATGGCAAAGATTCCTGAAGATCAATTACTTTTGGTCTGCCAGTTTTTGGATCAACACCATAAATTGCATTGTTTGGCATTTCATCAATAAACTGTTTTGCAGACTTCGCCGCATTGTCTGCGGCTTCTCTAAACATTCGGTTTGTAACTTGATCTGCAAGTTGAGCCACTCGACCAAGATCATTTGCAACAGACATATCTGCTCGATTGATTCCTATCTGTGTATTTTGAAATTGGCGTCTTTGTTTTACAACACTAACCATTATACTCTCCTAGTTGTACCTGAACTTGGACTTGTGTATTTATAAGCATCTTGTACCCCACCAAGTAATGTAACTGCACCATTTAAATAACCCATCTTTTCAGCAGATCGACCAGCTCTTCTTGCACTTGCCGCTTGCAATCGTAACTGCTCTCCTCGATATAAACCTTGTGTATCAATACGTCTTGCATCATCTGATGCTATAAGTTTTTCATTTTCTCTAAATGCTCTTAATGATCTGTCATCATCTCTATTCATAAAAGCAAATAATGATTCATTTATATCCATTGCATTATCAAACTCTTCCAATCTTTGATTATGTTTTTGCAAAGTATTTATTTTTGTCTGCTCTCGTTCTTGTTCTATCTGACGAGCTTCAGCTTCTTTCTGTGCTTTTACTTCTTTTCCTTGAGCAATAGATGCACTTGCACTTAGAACTGAACTTACAACACCAAGTATAGTAAATGGATCCATTAGAATGTTACCTCTGCTATTAATGAATTAACTTGTAATGAAAGAGGTGCGGATTGACTTATTGTTACTTGTGGATCTTTACTATATCCCAATAATCTAAACTCTCTCTTGCCAGTAACTGGTGTTCGAGCTTGACTTAAATCATCTGTTACTTGTCGTATGATTAAATCTTTTGTATTCACAGAAACTGATAGAGTTGAATTTAAATCAACAATAACTTTATTCAAACTTCTTGGCTCTCCAGTTATAGCACCACTTTGTCCAACTGTGTCTATTGGATTGGTTGTGAGTGTAACATCAAACTTAAACCCTATCTCTGCTGATGAAAGAGAGTTATCCACAGCCGATACATCGATGTTGCCACTAGCCACAGTAAACTGACCAAGATAATGAGTACCGCTGACCACATCAAGGACTGCACCATTTGTGAAGTCGGCACTAACATCGAATACTCCGTTACTACCAGAATATGTTTTAGCCATATCAGTATTAAAAGTACTATCAAACTCGCAGAGAATATATTTATTTGTTCCTCCACCTCTATCAAACTTAACTACAGCATACACTCTTGTATCAACTGTGCAAATAGAATGAAATGATCCCTGACTTGTAAACTGTGTCCAACCATATCTCTGTTCACCTCGATTAGAATTAAAAACACCAAGAGTTCCATCAGCATCTACTAGAAAGTAATAACTTTCAGCACGATCTATTCCACCAGCTAAAGTGCTTGCTTGTATTGGTGTATTGATAAGATGTGATGCAAGTGATGAAATAGGTTGTCCAGTATACGCTTGCTGACCATCATCAAATAACATTTCTCTTATAATCTTACCAGATCCTTGAACATATACAGTTGCACCATCAAAAACATAAGGTTTTACAAAAGATGATCCAAAAGGTGTTTGTCTTTTGATTGTAGCATTTGTAGGGGTTGTAGGCTTCTCAATAAAAGCTGGTATAATAAATTCATCTGTAGATGTAAATGCTTGTAAATCTCTATTTGATACTAAATGTTTTATTGTATTCACTTCACCGATTGCGGCAGTAATATCGATCGAATCATTATCTGCACCAGTTCCAATATCAAAGTTAAAAAACTCATTAGACTTACTAGCCCATAATCCATCAGGTTGAGCAATCGTTCCCCCATACCATAATCTATTCTGGTGAAAAGTTACTGCACCTGGAAACCCTCTCAATGCGGAATATGATTGTTCTGACCAATTAGTTGCTGGAGCATGAGTTTCTAAAAATGGTGTTCCACCACCAGCCGCCGAATCATTTGCATTAGCACCAGCAGTAAATGTAAAAGTATTATCATCAATTACTTCAGCAACAGTTCTTGCTCCATTTAAATTACCAGCTGAAATACCACCAACACTATTAGCACTTGATATAGTAAACGCATCACTTGCAGAAAATCCATGATTAGCAAGAGTAACAGTTACAGTTGCAACACCATTATCTGTTCTAAATGAATCAACAGTTAATCTTTTTTTCAAAGTTGCTAAAGCATTACCAGTTGCCTGAGTTGCTGATTGTACTGATGTAATTGTTATTTCTTGATCGTGATATTTAATTGTTACACCAACGTGTTTTGAATCTGTATAGTTACCATTTGTTTGTGATCCAGTTGTATCCCAATAATCAGCACTTGTTGTTAATGTAATTCCATTTCCTGAAGATGCAGAAGGATCAAGAGTTACACCTAAATCTTGAAACTGAAAGTATGGTTGATATATTTTTGCACCAGCAGATTGTGTATCAAATGTTTTTGTTTCTACTTGAAATGATGTAAGACCAGTTCTTGTAAGCTTTCGAACCATAAATGTTTGGTGAGCAATAAACATAACATCACCAGATTGTGCATAAGTAACTTCATGAATATTATCATGAGTAAAAGGTAAGGTAGCACTATTTGCATCTTGAGTAACTGTTGTTGCTAAAGATACAGTATTATTAGTTGCTATCTGAAACACTCTTATCTTTTGATGCTCCAGAGATATAATATATCGTTCATCATCAGAAAAAATAAAAGGTATCAATCTATGCTGTTGAACCTTTGTAGCATCTATTGTTGTATCAAACTCATATAGTTTTGATAAGCCAGCTCTTTTAATAACACCACCCTCTGCTCTTAAAAAAAAGTTCTCAATCTTTTGAGCTGAGTTGTTATATACCTTTGTATCTGTTCTTGATATAAGACTAGGACTTATTTCTCCAAACTGAAAGTTAGTTAGAGGAACTTTTGCTTTTCGCATCAACTCCTCCTTTCAGCAATAAATCTTGTAGAAACTAGCTTTCGTGTGGTTTGTTGTTGTGAATCTACACTTCGAGCTTTCATCATTGCTCTTTCCGCAAGTGCAGACATTTGTGTAAGCATTGTTGAATCTCTTGCAATAGATGATGCAAAAGCAACAGCAAGTGCATATTGTAATGCTACTGTAAAATATGCTGGGAAGTTTTCTTCTGTTTGTCTAAATGTATAATCAGCTATCACAGTATCTGCTGAATCTGTATCAGCATACACCATGTCACCATATATCTGATACTCCACAAGATTATCATTAACAGTTATTGCATGAACTATTAGATTATCATTTGGAAGTTGATATGCAAAATCATATCTACCAGTTGGTGCATCAGTTAATCTATTTAAAACTCTTTGATCTGTAGCAAATCGCCATCTACAGTTTTGTAATGCAGAACGGCAGATGTCCTCATAAAGATTTGAAGCTACCAAAGATTCTGTTGAGCCATCCGTAAAAGAGGTAATCGGTTCAGCTCCGATCAGAATCAATGCTCGACTACAAATATCAATCGAACTATCTGCCGCTGTGCTAGACATAATTAATCGCCGTCTGTTTGTGCGATTACTTGACCATCTGATATATCAACAACTGTTCCATTGTTTGATACACATACACACCAATGATGTGTCGGTGTATTGCTATCATGCACTAAAATAACGTCACCAACTCTAATCATGTTTACGGCATCATTAAAGTAACCAGAGTTATTTACAGTTCCAATAGCATCAGTTGTTGTATAGGAGAATGTTCTTTTATTTGAACTCATTGAATCCAATGAAAGATTTGCAGCACTATAAGCCATATCTATACCTCCTATGTATTATTATCTAAGAGTTCATAGACACCATTGTCATCAATAACAACAGCACCCATAGACATCATAGATGTTGCAAGATGTGATGCTCTTTCAGCAATATAATTTACTTCTGTCTGAACATCAGAGTTAACACCAAGACCAACAGCAGTTGTATGATATGCCATGTTCTTTCCAGCTGTTATAGCCGCAGTTGAAAAGATCTTGAATCCAAGAAATTCTTTCATAGTCATACCACCAGCAAATGGTAGATTTTGCTCACCAACAAAATCAGATGATGCAAACTCAGTTATATTAAATAAGTCAGCATATCCTTTTGGGTGCATAGCAATATATCGACCACCATCTTCAGGAATGTTAGCTGTGCCAAATGTTTCAAATGCAGATAACAAATCAGCTTTTTCAACAGCTGAACTTGTATCATGTAATTGAGTTGAGTTAGCACCACTATCCATTGCTGTATAGATAATGTTGTCTGTTTCTCTACCAAGAGCCGCCGCCGCAGAAGTTGCAACAGCTTGTCTTTCGTTGATATTGGTTTTTAGCTCGTCCAATTTGTCGATATAATCAGCGGCATATTTGTCACTCATTGTTGCTTCGACATTTGTGTGTGCTAATTCCATCGGCGTAATCAAGCCATTTCGTGACTTGGTTGTTGCCGCACCAGTTCCAATCTTCTGAAAACGAACTGTGTTTCCAGTTACATTGTTTGCTTGGCGTACAGTATTTCTTAGCTTTGATCCCATACGTTGATAAGCAAGATGCACTTCAGATTCGAACTGTTTGATAAAGGCAGTATCTATTGTATTTGCCATTATTCAGCTCCTCTAAGTTAAGTTACAATTTACGCTTCCGATTGTCCTTTGCATTTGTCATAAAAGTTATCCATAAAGGGCTTCTCTAATGCAGTACGGGTCTTTCACTTAACTTACTATTACACTCAATTCTCTGAGGATTGCAATAAAAAAGTCTATAAAACTCATGTTCATCTACAAAATATTGTTGTTTTTCTATCTCAAACCCTATCCATTGTAGCCATTTGAGAGTTTTTTCATGATCTATTGGCACATAGTTTTCAACATAATCATAGTCAGAAGATAAAAATCTAAGGATTAATTTACTATATTTATAAAAAGATTTAGCAATACTATCGATATCATCAGTTCCAAGAAACCATATTTTGCCACGATAGTTATAGTCATCTAGTGGTGTTACACCACACATTGCTACTGGTTTTTCATGGTGTGTAATTGTAAATCCTTTTGATCCTTCTTCTACAAAAGGAACATTAAGAGCTATCTGGGGTGTAACTCCAACCAATGCACACTCTCTGATATCAGGAAGACGCATATTATCGACAATAATATCAACATCAGAAATAACACATGGTCGAAACTCAAGGTTACCTCTTTTAATATAGGTCAATACTTTATCGGTTTCTTAACTTTTTTCTTAGCCATAGATCTTTCTAAATCCTTCATCTACTCTTCTTACAAAATCCATATCTTTATTATGACCATAATATCGAGGATCTTGCATCATTTCTTTTAGTTTTGCTTCGTTCATGACTTGTACTGGTTGTGTTCCATCTAAGAAAGGTGTTTGTTGCATCTGTGACATAAGCAATTCAACAACTTGTATACCTTCTGATGTAGAACAAAAGTCATCTATTGTTTCTCTCAATGGATTCTCTTGAGGTACAATCTGGTCTACAAACAATCCTACAGCTTCTATTCTTTCTTCTGCATGATCTCCAAGATCAGCAATCTCTGCATCTGCATCATAGCCAGCACCTACTTGTTCGCCAAACATCTCAATCCCTTTTTCAAATTCGTCTTGGCTCATTCCAGAGTTATAACAATGGTCAGCCCACCAATCGAGCATAGGATTATCTTGTGCTAGTTCTGGATCAAGTGATTCAGGCAATAAATAATCACCAGCACTTTCAGGTCTATCAGCATAAGCTTCACTTTCTATCTCAGCTAACACTTCATCTCTAATAGTATCTCTACTCTGTCCAATCTTTGATTCAAGATTATGATATGAGTTTGCAAAATCTTCAGGACTTTTAAACTTTTCAGGCAACCACTCAGGTCTTTCTCCCATAGAGTTTACTGGTTGTTCTTCACTAATTGTTTCATGTGAAACATTTTCTTGAACTTGATCTTCCATTATGAACCTTTCTTTACTTTATGACCATGTTGAATACGTCTTTCAATCAATCCAACAATATACCTTTGACCCTCTGCATGACGTAATACATCATTTGTAACTGCTGATCCATGCACAGCTTCAATGGTTATACTTCTTAAATACTGTAAGATAGCTTGACCAGTTGGTTGAGAAAATAAATGTGTAAAATTTAAAGATACTTCTTCTTCTAAATTTTTATTTCTTGGAAATCCATCTAATCCAGTTACTTGTGGATTGTTAGTTAGTTTGTTCATTTGGCATCTGTCCTTGTTGTTGCATCTGCATTTGTTGTTGCATCTGTTGAGCCATTCTAATTATCTCTTTTCTTTCCTCTAAATCTCTTACAAGATTATCAGGAACACCAAACTTTTTAGCTAAATAGGTTGCTGTTTCTTCTGAGTTAATGAGAATGTTTGTAAGTTCTTGACCAAAACGAGCTTGTGTAAGTTCAAGAAATCTAGCCACACTACTAATATCAGCATTAGCTTGTGCTTGTGATAGTGGTGAAACGGATCTTACTTTTACTTGTCTTCCATTTATTGTTGGTATTTTTATTCTGTTTTGTTTCTTTAGAATATGAACAACTCTTTGTAATACTGGCTGTACCAGTTCAGCTTGCAATCTTCCAAAAGCAGATCCAATACGTCTACTTAAATCAGCCATTCTTTCTGCGATTTCTGTAGCTGTTGCTGGTGTTCTGTCAGGATTACCAAGCATATCATTATACAATGCTCTTTTAATATTCAATCGCATATCAGATAAAATAAGATTAGCTACATCAAAAGATCCAGCCGCTTGTACTGGTTGCAATCCAGCAGAGTTTGGTGCTTTAGGTATAACAGTTCCAGGCACTAAGTTTATTGTATCAGGATTAATCACACCATCATCATCCATTTGATACACACCAGAGATTGCCATTTGTGCATTTTCTAAAACAAGTTCTATTGTAAGATTAGTAGTTTTGATTGCACTCAATGCGTTAACAAGTGGACCTCGACCATAGACAGCACCGGGATCTTTGCTCCAACGAAAACATATAAATGGATTACTACCAGTTCCCTTAAATTGTTCTTTCTTAATCACACACTTAGTTGTTGTTTCGAAAACAAAACATAAAAATGCATCTTCATTAATCTTTGAATAATCTTTACACACAACTTCAAGA